GTGCCATGTTTACAACTCGCTTTGCACAGTACGCATAGTTTTAGCAATCATCTTTGTCATCTCGGCTTCAATACCGCGACGCGCTTTATACACCGCCGGGCCGATCAGTCGAGTGCGACCAGCGCCAACAAACCCAAGCGCGTTACCTAACTTGTTTGCGTTTGCGCGCCCCGCCGTTTCAAACACGGCTGCCGCAACATCTTTTTGTTCTATAAGTATTACGCCGACTGCGTTGCGTCGAGTGTCAAACCTCATCTTGACCCCGTTGGCTGCTTTGCTTGGTACAAACGGAAATATTTTGCGGGCGTTTTGTGTCCACGCATAACGCATACCTGATAACGGCAAATCTTTGTAAACGGCTTTGCCTGCGTTAATTGCTGGTTGGGCGATCGCGGTTGCGTCAGCCTTAAAATCTTTTTGCAACTGCGGGTCAATTTTACGCAACGAGTTGATTGTCTGTTTAACCCCGACGACCTCAATAGTTGTTGATGCTGGCATTGCGCTACCTCTTTTGCTTATTTAATAGCGTAATCACCGTAACTAGGTCACGCGTGTCAAACTCGATTGTCGTAGGCCAGTACCCTGTTGCAACTAATAATTCGGCTAGTTGCCGTCGGTAACTGCCTACGCCGTAGGGTTTGGGTCTGTCTCGTCAATCGCCTCAATGGTCATGTTCGGGTTTGCTTTAACCCAATCGCGGTATGTTGCTGGCATTGTTTGACCGCTAAGTTTTAGCAAGTTGTACGCCCAGCAAACTAGATCGGTGTAGCCGATGCCTTTGCCGTCACTTATTTTGCGACCCTCAGTTTTTTCCCACTCGCATATCACAAACATATTTGTTGTAACTTCGACTGGCGCTGTGCCGTCGTTTAAATCAACTTTTAGTTTTAATCGCATTGCCTATTCCTGTTCTCGGCCAGTAATGGCACGGTTTATGGGTTGGTTGTATCGACTGTTAATGCGCCGCCTTGAAATACGACATCATAGGTTGATAACTCGCCAAGTGACGCGTTGATGACTGGCAAACTTTCCAAATAGCAATCAGTCAAAATAAACTTTGGGTTTGTTGCGCTATCGACTGCCGATGTCGGTTTAAGTGTCACCGTCGTTTTTGCGCCGATCAAATTGAACAAAGTCGCGTAAGTCTCAGTTGCGGCAAAACTCGCATACAAAGTTAATGTCACTTCGTTGTTGACTAATCCTGCTGTGTAACTGCGTGAGTTTGTGCCGAACGCGGTGTCTTCTAATGCCTCGACCAAATAGGTCAGGGTCGCTGCTGTACACATATCGGATAGATCAACGCTGTTGATCGTCAATACCGGGTTTGATAAATAAGTTGCGCTGGCCATGTAATTACTCCTTAAGTGTCTGTAATAGTTTTACCATAACGGCTGTGTGTTTGTGTGCATTACGCGGTTTGCGCTTGTACGCCTACCGATAGGTCGTAACACGGGTATTCTTGCCCGCCTATGTCGAGTGTGCCGGGTCTGCCTGACATGACAATTATTGCCGACCCTAAAACGGTTGCAGTTATTTGCAATATTTCGCGTAGCACGGGTAGCCCTGCTGGGCCGCTGCCAACAACTTTTATCGGGTAATCCATGCGAACGATATTGCCGTTGCCAGCAATCGTCGTAAAACTTGGCGCTTGAATAAACACACAATTCGGCACAAGTTTGGTTGGATCGGTCACGACACGCAACGACGTGATCGCCGTAAGCGTTGTAGCGAGATCGTCTAGCGTCTCGTTAAATAGATCGGTGTATGGTGCAGGCACTATGCCACCGCTGGTCGGTCAATACCTAACAACTGTTTGACAATCGGCGTCAACGATTGTTGAGGTGCTGTACCCATGCCGTCAAACGACGCAAACACGTTCTCGAGCGAGCCACGCGAACGCCACAACGCCGCCGAATACATCAAAGTACCGAGCGTGACATCACCGCTAGGCGACGTGCTGAGACTGTCGTTGTAGCCTGCCTCGGCTCGACGGCGACTGCAAAACTGGTTGCCAGCGCTCACGGCTTGCGTGATCAACGTGTAATCATCTGACGGGTTAGTAATCGACACACCCAAATAGGTGACTAAATTGGCTGCCGTAATCCACGTGCAGGTCGGTGTAAACGCAACCGTGCCGGTGTAGATCGCAACAAAATCAACGTCGTCACCTGTGCAAGCAAACAATATTTGATTTGGTACGGCGATAGTCACGTCATAGTTAAATTCGCCCGTTGTGCCGTCGACACCCGTGTATCGGTATTGTGGGCAAGCCAGCACGGTATACGTGCCGTTAAACGGTGCGCCTAACGCCCCTACAACTACGCTGTCGCCAACCTGTATGTCGGTTGGCTCGAGCGTAGATATGCAAGCGTAGTTGTCAACTAATTGTTTGCTGGCTGTCGCGTAAGTTGCCATGAGCGGTTTTGCCGCTTACGACTAGGCGACTGTGATCGACTGTACGAAGCGTGAGCCTGCGGTTGCGTCTGTTGCATCTTGGAAGAATGTTGCAAAGTAACCGTAGTACGAGAAGTTCTCGCCCAAAAGTGCTGGGTCTTGAACTCGCATGATGCCGCGTTGCTGTTCGTAGAGCTCAATTGCTGGGGCGTGTACGACAAGCATTGTGCCTGACGCAAAGTTGCCGTCAACAACGATCTCAAGTCCCATTGGGTTCATGCCTGACCATGATGCGGCTGAACCTGCGCCCAATGTGTTTTGACCGATAAGACCCGGTGCGCCGATTGCTGGGAATAATGGGCGCTTGTCTGCGTCAAGTTGACCGCCCAATTTTTGCCACACGTCAACGCTTACCAGCAAGTGTGTTGCAAACAAGTTTGTTGAGTTGCTGATGTTGAACGCGCAACCGTACAACGCTGCCATAAGTGTTGTTGGGTCACCTGCTGTAACTGTCCATGTGAAACCTGATGTCTGTTTTGCGGTGACGCAAGCGTCGGCTGCAATGTTGTCGGTTTCTTTGAGGTATTGGCCCTGCAAGTCGGTCAAGATCGCGTTGAGTGCGGCGGGGTCTGTGAAGTCAATATCTTGTTGGGAAATAAACACGCCACCAGCGACGGTGCTACGTGTAACCGTATTTGCGCTAAGCGTCATTTTTTGGTTTGTTACTTCTTGACCTTCAGTTTGTACGCCTGCTGCGGTGTGCTGAGTAATGATCGGGCGAGTAAACGATTTACCTTGTCCGTTTGGCATTGCTCGAGTACCTATTGCTGACACAACTGGTCGCACAAAGTTGTAGTTCAAGAAAACGTTGCCCAAAACTGGTTGTGGCAACAAACCTGGTGTATCAGTTGTCAAGTCTTGTGCTAAAGCAAATTGCAATGCTGACTGACTTTTAGCGGCAGCAATTTTGTATGCTTCGTTGACTTTGCGGAATGTGTCTCCACCAATAGTCATCGCGGCAAAGTATTCGCCCGGTGTTGGCATCTTAAATTCTTGTTTTGGTTGCGCCCAAAGTTTTTCAACTGTTGCGGCTGCCGCCTCGACTACTGGGGTTTCAATTTTGTCGGTCATGTCTGTTTCCTTTGTTGTGTCTTGTTCTGATATTAACTCTACTGCTGGCTCGGTTTGGTGGATACTCTCGGCTGGTGTTTCGACTGGTTCGTCGGGTGCGCTTGCTGCGACGCGCTCAATAATTGCCCCGCTAAATGCGCCTTCGCTAACTAGCGACAATTCCGACCAGTTGGCAGCCTCAACGATCATCACGCCTGCCTCGTCGTAACTAAATTTTGTTGGTGTCACGCCGACAGATACCGCGTCAATAACGCCGTCATTTGCCAACGTCAAATACTCATCGCCCAACCGTGTTTGGCTGATCTTGGCTGTAAACATCATGCCTTGCGGCGTGTCTAGACGCTCCACAACTTTGCCAATGATTTGGTTGCTGTCATGTTGTCCAAAAAGTTTCGGGTCGCGCCCCGTGACTGGCAACGACCCTTGCAAAAACCGCACCTTAGTGCCGTCAGAAATCGTCGCCGTCTCGTCATAAGTGACGGCTACGCCTGAGATTGAGCGCGACGGCAAACCCTCTGCCGCCGCTGCGTCAACCGTGATCTGTGAAGGGGTAAGTCTGATCATGAAGGTAACTCTACTCTTTCTGTAATTTCTGTTTGTGTATCTCGATCTTCACCCATTGAATATTCGCCGGTGAGATATTGTTCAACGTCAAATTCGACGTAAGTTCCGTTTGGCAAAATGTTGTTTTGGCTGAGTGTGCCAGCAATGCAATCTGCGTATGCACGTACGCCAAATGTCCACAAATCCATACGGCTTTCAGCACTTGACTGGTATGAGTACGACCCGACGCTGATGCCTGCAAGGTATGGCGGAATGTTGCAAAGTCGTGCCATTTCCATTGCTTGAAATTCTGCGCTTTCAATTAGCAACATTTTGTCAGGGCTGGTTAGTGTTTCGGTGTAGGTAACAAATTCGTTGAGTGCCGCGGTTTGATTTGTTTCACGTGCCGCATTGAACGCGGCGGCAAGGTCGGCTAATTCTTGTGCGCTTAAAGGTTCGCCGCCAGTCTGACGCAAAATGCCCGCCGGTATTGCGCTGCTCGAGTTGCGGTATCGTGCGGCTTCAAGTTTTAACGCTGTAGCGATTGCCGTTTCTGACATATAAGTAATGCCTTGAATTGGCGACAAAAATTGCACGACGTTTGTGTAGTCAAGTTCAGCGCCGTTAAACACAATTTGTTTTGACGGTGCAAACCAAACTGGGCCTGATTGATCGAGTGTTTGGATCATCGCCGCGGGAAGTCGAGTAAATGACGCTGGGTAACCGTCGGCTGTTCTACTAGTGACGTAGAGAAAGCTTCTTCCGAAGAAAAAAAGATCATCAAATAACCATGCAAGCAAAAATGAATTTGGCACACTTGGGTCTATGCGTCGTAGCCAAGTGCGTGGCGCTAACGGCATTTTTTCCATTTCTTCGCCGTTCCACATTTCGGTATACATTTTTAAGTTCATGCAACCAATGACGCTGGCCATAAGATCGCGCGCTCGACTAATTGTTGGCACACTCATAGCACGATTACGCGCCGTGCCTTCAACATAGTTGTAATACTGTCCGATTGAATTTGCGCCAGCATTTTGGCCGACGTATCCGCTACCAGCCGCGGCCGCTTTAGTTGGTTGCGGTGATATTGCGGCTTTGTTGACGGTGCGGTTAAAAATGCCCATGCGCTAAGTATGCCACCAATTTATTTGACGGGTGTTGATAGGCGACCGCTAAGCGTCAACCGAGAAAGTAAGAACCTAACGGCCGCCCAGCAAAATACTAGCCACCAGCGACAACGATCATTGGCTTGCCTGTCGCTGTCGGTCGTGACGCAAGCGCCGCCGACCAAACCAAACACCGTGCCAACTCGATCGGGCCGGGTGATCGTTGGCTAGATAACGCAATGCTGTTTTGTGACCTGACCGCGACGGCGCGCTGTACGTGTTCAGCCAACATATTTTCGCCCGTATGCCAAAGTAGTTTCTCGTTGATCATTGACTTTATGCGCGGCGTAAATTTAAGTATTTCGCCGTAGCCGACTACGGCGCGTCGGCGCTCGAGCGCTAACGGCCAATGAATATCTATCGACGGGCTAATAGCAAATTTGATTGCCGTGTTTTTTGCTAGACGCTCAACGTGTCGCAACATTTCGTCGTACGTGTCGCAAACAAACTCGACGGTTACGACGGTGCGCCGATCGTCAAGCACGACGGCTCGAGTGGCAAAATATCGGTCGTCGGTCAGGCTGGTTTCTATGGCGACTGTGCCGCCGTCGGGCATAGGGTCGGTGTACTCCAACTCAGGCCACAAACCCGGTGCAATCCACGACTTATCAGACGCAACCCAAAGGTTGCATGACGCGCGTAAGAAACTTGCGCGGTCGGGGTTTTCACTCTCGGCCTCAATCGTTTTTAGTGTCAATGTTTTGCCTAGCGCTGGGTTTGCCCAACCCCATGCGCGACTATCCATAGGCGATATGTCAGGCGGCGGCGACCACTCAGCAAAATAAAGCGATGACGGCTCGGCACGGTCAATAGACCTAAGACCCTGTTCACGCCAACGTTGCATCGCGGTACTTGCTTCTGTGCCTGCTGTTGACCAAGCGCTAAGCAATGGTGATCGTCGGGCGCGCTGGGCTGGTAGCAAACCGCCGTCAATGACAGTCGAGCCAATATCCCAAATCTCGTCGGCGACAATTAGATCGCAACTCATACCGTGACCGACACTCGAGTTGGCTGCACGAATAAACCACTTTGACCCGTCGGGCATTGTGACTTGGTTGCGACCGTACGACCGCATAAGTTTTGCACCAAACCGCAATTCGAGAATGTCAGCCAACTTGTCGTACAACATGACCGCCAAGTCAAGACGGTGCGCGGTAGATAGCACGGTTTGCGGTTGCCCCCGGTGCTTAGGCATTTCC